TGACCGTTCTGGCATGGATGGATTTTGAGGATGTGTCACAAATCCTTAGAATTCACATTTATAAAAAGTGGGATTTATATGATCCTGATAAACCCTTGGGTCCATGGATAAACAGGATAATCTCCAATCAAATAAAAAACCTTATTAGAAATAACTACGGTAACTACGCACGCCCCTGTCTTCGGTGTGCAGCTGCTGAATCTAACAATTCCTGCTCCATTTATATTGACCAAAATTCTACGTGCCCTCTTTATGCTCACTGGGAAAAAACAAAAAAATCCGCTCACGACGCAAAACTACCGCTTTCATTAGAAGATCATCCCCAAGAAGTATTTTCAAAAAACTCTGACAACACAGATATAGAAAGGTTTGCCGAAAAGTTACATATAAAAATGAAAGAAATATTAAAACCCATAGAGTGGAGGGTATACCGCCACCTCTACATGGAACATAAAAGCGAAGAGGAGGTTGCGAGGTTAATGGGTTACAGAACTTCTGAAAAAAATAGAACTCCCGGTTATAAGCAAATTAAAAATATAAAAAAATCTATAATCGAAAAAGTAAAAAAAGTTTTAAATAAAGGGGAGGTGGATTATTAATGAGTGATTTTGAAAACGGAGGTTTAGTTATCACTAAAGAGCGCCAAGAAGACATCATTAAGGAATGGAATAGTCGCCCGCACTCGCCACCCTCTTTAAAAGAGTTGGTTCAAATTGCTTTTCCAAACATCTCGGAAAAATTACAAGATGGAAGAAGTAAATACGGTAAATGCTTAAAGGCTTTTTTAGTATCCCGAAACATTAAAGCAAAAGCTTCACATGAATACGTGGGCCGCAACGATGTAAGTTTAACTGATGAAATGAAAGAATTCATCATTAATAATGGACACGCCATGACTGATCAAGATATGGCCCGTATTCTTTTTGAAGATAACACCCTTACGAACCTACATAAAGAAACTCGCATAATAAGCGAGTTCAAAAAAGAAAATGATATTCAACAGTCTAATGTGTTACCTGCTGATTCTAACCCGGTGCCCACAGAAGAATATAAACCTCCTAGAACTATACATTTAATGATTACCCGAATTAATAAATATGTTTTAGATGGTATTAATAGGGATAAAATTACTGCCTTTCAGCGACGGGGTGTTGAGGCTTTAATAGGCTATCTACACACTTATAGATTTTTACATCATATAACCAACTTTGAAAGTCAGATAGACCGTGATTTATTTGAATCTAGTTTTGTAAGATATACTTATGATAAATCAGACCTCACTCAAGAAGAAGTTGATCAATATATTGTTTTGGCTTCCGAGGTTGTTATTGCATCAAACATACAAAGGCGTGTTGAGCATTTACAGAGGTTACTTGATGAGGTGGCCCAAGATACAGAGGGGCGCAGAATTTCAATGTCACTAGTAGAGGCTATTGGAAAAGCACAAAACGACTATCATCAATCTGTAGGCCGCCAAAATAAATTACTTAATGACCTCAAAGAGAAAAGATCCGATAGGCTTAAAAATCAAATTAAAGAAAATGCCAGCATTATTAATTTAGTTCAGCTATGGAAAGATGAAGAATCTAGACAAAAACTCATTAAGCTAGCCGAGTTACGCAAAAAGGTTATTAAAGATGAAGTTCAGAAACTTTCGTCAATGGACGAGGTTAAAGCTAGAATACTAGGTATAAGTGAAGACGAGGTACTAAATGGTTAGTGTCTATGATATAGGTGAGTTGTTGAGATATTTTGAAAAAAGATATGTTATTAATTTAGACATGGAATTTGGTAGGTACAGAAAATTTCAAAATACAGCAACACGATATAATATAGATGCAGTTAGAGTTAGTGCAATTCCATCACCCGCTAAAGAGCCTTGTAATATAGGTGCCGGTCTTTCACATCAAAAATGTGTCCGGATGGCTAAGAGTGAGGGTCTACAGAATGTTTTAAATTTTGAGGATGATGTTGCATTTCTAGAAACAACAGAGGACGTTATTAAGGATAATATCGACTTCTTAAATAAAAAAGATTGGGAGTATCATGCTTTGAGTTATATTTACTGGGGCAGCGAGTACCAGTTCTTACAGGACGTGTCTTCTGGAAATATTAAAATGTTAGCTCCGGGCGTGGTGCAGTTTACGAATTGTAATAATAAAAAGGGTGAAGATTCTTTTATCTCAAGTGCGTGCTGTGTTGCATATAACAGTACTATTTTTGAAAAGTTTCTAGATGAGTTTCCGCACTTAAAATATACTATGGATCGCTGGAATACAAATAACTTTCGAGTAACCGCTCCATTTCCCTGTATTGCATGGCAGGATAATAAAGAGTGTCACCTACCGGAAATCGAAAAGTTTAACAGATTAGTTAATAAGCACCTATTATGATATGCCACAAGCATTTAACTTTTATTCACATAAATAAAACTGGAGGTACAAGTATAGAAAGAGCTTTTAATTCTAAGACGTTGCACATGACGATGAAAGAACACCACGCGAACGGGGAGGGGGATTGGTATACTTCTTTTAGATTTTCTTTCGTCAGGAACCCTTGGGACAGAATGGTGTCTTGGTTTTTTTGGTTTAATAGGGACAACGTTAAAGACGATGGGTCGGAGTCCTATTTAAAACTAAAAAGTAAATTTAATAGATTTATAAAAAATATAAAAAACAGCCATGATATTAAGTTGTATCCAGATACGTTAGAAAACTGTGACAAGGGAAGATGGGTGGCAAATCAAGTTGATTGGCTAAAAGATTTAAATGAAAATATAAATATAGATTTTATAGGTCGCTATGAGAGCCTGCAAAAAGATTTTAATTCTCTTTGTAAAAAAATAAACAAACCGACTGTCAAACTAAGTAGCGAAAAGAAATTAAAAGGTAAACCTCATTATTCAAAATTTTACAACACTGACTCCATAAAGACTGTCGAAAGATTATACAAAGATGACATTGAATACTTTAACTATGAATTCTAAAAAACAGAAGTGTGCTGCTTGCGAAAAGGAATTTGATACAGAGCGGCAGCTTCATGGCCACCTTAAAGCCCATAAGATGAGGATGGCCGAGTACTATCAAACATACTACCCCCGGCATGATAAGCATGATGGTAAAATTATCAAGTTTAAAAACAAAGACTATTATTTTGAACATGATTTTAATTCACGAACTAATTTAAGGCTTTGGCTAAAAGATCAGGACATGGAAGTAGCTAAAGACTACTGCAGGGAATTACTTATAACAAGAAAGAAAAAAAAGAATTTAATATTTGCCCCGACACAGGTTGAGCTTCGGACGCTTATGATGCCAGCAATTCAAATTTATAATGCGCTGTTTGGAGACTACTATAAACTTTGTGAAGAAATTGGTTTACTTCCTAAATTCAGTGACCCACGAAAAGAGTATGACTTTAAGTTGGACAAGAAGGCAATTAAACAAAAATTTAAAATCTACGTAGACACAAGAGAACAAAAGCCTTTAAAATTTAGCGTAGATACTGAAGTAAAAAATTTAAAATTTGGAGACTATGCTTTTAGTCACCCCGGTTACTCAGGGGGGTGTCACATAGAAAGAAAATCCATTAGTGATTTTATTGGGACTCTTAGTGGTGGCTTTAAAAGATTTACAAATGAAATTGAAAGGGCTGGCGAAGCTGGTGCGGGTTTAATTATTTTAATAGAAGAAAACATAAATAAATGTAGGTCTTTTAATCACCTACCGCAGGTGTCAAGAAAAATTAAAGCTACTCCAGAATATATTTTTCATAATGTAAGATATTTAATTCAAGCCTATCCTCACATTCAATTCCTATTCGTTAATAATAGAAGGGATGCATCTAGGGTTATAGAAAAAATATTTTTAGGAAATGCAAGCCATAGACATATTGACTTGCAATACTGTTATGATAATAAAATTTTGTAATGTGGTACGCTGAAGAAAAAGAAAAGCTGGCTGACATTAATGCTCAGTTCAGATCCTTAAAAGGGGAGCTTGAAAATAAAGAAGCCAAAATTACTTTGGCTAAATTTTTAAGAGCCAATCTAGGGCTTACGACAGAGCTTATTTCGGGAATCAAGCTTGCACCTTTTCAAGAGGTGTTGTTAAAAGGTATGCTTAATAATAATTTTAGTATGCTTGTTTTAGGCCGTGGTTGTGGGAAAACTTTTTTAGCTTCTGTGTTTTGTTTTTTGCAATGTATTTTTGAGCCAAGAACAAAAATTCTTGTTGCAGGCCCGACTTTTCGTACCGCCCGTTTTATTTTTAATAACCTAGAAAAAATGGTTGAGTCTCAGGGGGCGGAGCTTCTTTCGCAAGCGTTCGGCTCCAAGGCAAAACGGAACGATCAATTTGAATGGC